TTGATATTGTTAGTTTTTCATCCTCTTCCTCTTCCATCTTTCTTTGCATATTTCTTAAAGTGCTAATTTCTTCTAAACGTTCAATAGTTTTTGGGGCATTAATCTCTTCTTCTTTGCCATTTTTTCCAATTGCTTTATCAATATCATTAAATTTAAGACTTATATTTTCTTCTTTTCCTTCAATTATAGCTACTCCTTCAGGTTTAAAAGGTTTTTCAAGTACCTCTTCCTTAATTTCTTCGACAACATCTTCTTCAACAGTTTCATCCATATACGCCTTTAATATGCTTTCAACTGGTATGCTATCTCTTACAGCGTTTAAAATACATTCTTGAACAATAATTTCTAATTCTCTATTGTGTTTTTGGACTTGTAATGCTGATGTATGCAATTCAAATAAATAAACATTTTTATATACCTTTCTTGCTACATTAATATATGCTTTATGAATAAAATCGTCTAATTTGGGTATATTAATGTCTATTTTTTTTTGTTTTTGTCCTACACGCATTGCTGTTAATAATTTTAATTGAATAATATGAATACATGTAACTAATTCTTCTAAATAGGAACAACCACTTCTTTCAATAATGCGTTTTCTTTCAGTCTCAATAATAGTTGCATTCCATTTTGGTATTCTAGTAATAAAATTTTGAAAAGTCATTAAATACTTATCCGTTTCATCGTTTTCTTTACATAGCTTATATGATTCATCAAATATTGATTTAAATCCCTCAATAATTAAAGGTGTCAATACAGTTAATAAACGAGCACCCCATTCATTCTTTGACTCATGCAATGAACTAACATTAAAATCATCCATAATGTAAATATTTGATGTTATAATTTTGCTATTTAAACTAATTCTTTAAACTATTTTAATTCTAAATATTAATAAAAAATAATTTTACATAAATGATATATTTTCTAATACAATATTTTTGTCTAAAAATGCAAAATGAATTATAAATATTAATAACAGTTTTTCGTTTCTAAATTCTTTTCTAACCTTATTAAAAGCTATCAATAATTCATATTTTTTTTCTTGACTTAAAATAATCATATTATTTTCTATTAATTTTATTATATCTGTAGCATTATATGCCTTTTCATACAATTTTATAACAATGGTTTGCATCTCTTCTTCTGATATATTTGAAACAATTGTTTTTTGTAGTTCTTTTTTTAACCATTCTAAACGCTGATTTTTTATATCAGACATTTTAAATGTTTCGTCTAAATTATATCTATATAAATTTATTAACTCTCCATTATATACTGGCTCTGAAATATATATTTCACAAAATCGTGATAATATTGGTCTCAGTAATTTATATTTATCTTCTACTACAATAAAAAAACGTGTATTGTGACTAAATAATTCTATGCAACGACGCAATGCTGACTGCGCGTCCATTGTTAGTTTATCTCCATTAAATAACACAATACTTTTAAAGGTATTTCCTCCATTTGAATTTATATGTGTTTTTGCAAAGAACTTTAATTCTTCTCTTATAAATTTAATGCCTTTTCCATGAGCACAATTTACATACATAACAAAATCTTTTATTTTTTCTTTATCATTTTCATATATTAAATTTATAAAGTCATTCACAATTGTGCTTTTACCTGAACCACTTGGACCATTAAAAATAATATTTGGAATTTTATGGTTTTCATAGAAATATTGCAATTTATTTTTTATTTCATTATGTATATTTAAAGACATACTAATATTAAAATATTGTTTTTATATATTAATATTACGCATTTATATTAAAACTTAATTAAATAGTTTAATACTATGTATGGATTCATTATATTAATAGATGACCCTAAACCAGTAGTATTGGTTGTAAATGTGTGGCTATGTGAACCACTGTCATTGATAGACAGTGCTACAGTACTTTTTAAATTTATTTCTTGGTTAAACGATGTATCAAGTGCAGTAGTAGTATCATACCCGTTTGAAAAGGCTAAACCAGTTACACCCAATCCACCAGTGGCATTGCTTGTATGACTGTGGGTTCCTGAACTACTTGTAGTCCCTGTATGACTATGCGACGGCATTTGGCCTTCTGTTAGAGTAATGGATTGATTACCTCCATTTCCGCCTAAATTATTTGCTCCTGATTTTCCAATAGCCATTCTTTGTCGCAAATCTGGCAACACAAATTTAGTTGAATCTGACGCAGTTCCATAATTATTTTGTATAACATTAAATAAATCTAAATAATCACTCTTTAATACCTCACTTCCATTGCAAAATAACCATCCGGCTGGTGCACTTGCTCCAGCAAAACACATGACTGAACCTACTGGGGTAACATAGTTGTCGTTGGACTTTAATTGACCTTCTACATTTGTTAATAAAAGCGCCATTTATACTATAATATAATATAATATAATATTATTTTTATATTTTTATATTATTTTACGCAACACTTGATAAACTATGAGTATAAGGATTTTGCTTAAATGCTTCTAATAAATCACTTGATATGCGATCACATCCTTGATTATTATTGTAATATTGCGGTGTTTGAGAGATTTTTCCATATGTTTGCATAGAGGGGCCATTTGCAATCACTGATTGAGGAGCCCATAATCTATTATTATCACGATCCGAATCCAACTTAGCCATGGTAATATTCATTTGAGGGTTAAAGTGTTTTGCATTGCCCTGATTTGTACGACCCGCAATACTTTTCTCTTTTGCTTCATTATTTGTTTGTCTATAAGCATAATCATATTGCATATTACCATATTTAGACGTCATACCCATAAAACTATCATGATTTAATGTATCACGTTGACATGCAATTGGTTGTTGTTCTGTAATTAAATAAGCTCCATTTTCTGTTTGATTTCCAATAAATGTATTTGGTTGATGCAACGTTGTTTCCTTAATTGTTACACCAGGAACATCTCCTGGAGTTACAACATAATTTCCTGGAACATCACTAACACTGTTTCCAAAAATACGCATATTACAACTATATTCTTCTTTTCTTGATGGTTTTAATATATCCATTATTGGAGCAATTACTGCACCAACGGCACACGCAAATCCTGAACCAAATGTTTGCGGTTGTTGATTCAATGCTCTATTGTTAGTATAATTTGTGTGACTTTTATGATGGTCATCCTTATCTGTATGTATTGGAGCAGTTTTAGTAGCTGTAGAACAACCAACATCAAATCCCTCTAATTGGGTTCGTTTGGATTGTTCATGTTTAGTAGGAACATAGCTTGCTGTCTTAAGAATTGCATTCGGTGTTCCGTGTTGATACTTTGCGGTCTCATTTCGGGTCGATGGTTTAACAATATAATCTGGTATTAGCTGTCCTGCCTTTTCAGCGCCTGTTGTCGTTAGCCAACGGTCTTGTGTATTAATAAAAAAAGTATCAGGACGATATTTCTCCACCTTACCTTCTATTCCGACGTTCTTTATTTGACTCTGCGCAGGGCCTTGAAGATTATCTAAATTATATTCTTGTTTAGGATTGGTAGCAATACGAAGTTCATCAACTGTTTTAGGCAACCATTTGTCTCGTGCTTCCATTCCTGCATTGAAACCGTGACTGCCATCAGCACTGTATCCTTTATCTAGACCTGGACCAACCCGAACCGATTCAAACGGCTTTACCATATTATTTCGATTCACTGGATTTTGTCTGGATTGATAAAAGTCGCTCATTGTAGGCATACCATATGTCCACTGGACATTTTCTTGAGGTTTAAATAGTGGTGCTTGTTCTATTTTCTTAATTACTTGGGAACCATTTCCTACATAATTATCTAAAATAGTTTCAGCGTTATTATTGTTAAATACTTGACCATGGGGTTTGCCTCCATTAAATGGAACCATATTGTTGTGTATAAATTTTTCAGACGACATATAATCTCCTGTTAAAGAGTAAATTTGTTGAATATTACTATCAACCGGTTTATTTGCCCGTTCTCTTTGTTGGTAAGCGTTTTGATTAAAATACTTATCAGTTGCAGTATTTGGATTAGGATATTCTTGGACTGTGTCAATTAATTCCTTATTATTCATAATAGGATAATTTTGAGGAGGAGTATTTGTATTAGGTAAATAATTTCTAAATCTTGAATCGGGCGTTTTTTCTTGTAAATTTGTTACAATCCCCATATTATTAAAACCGTCTTTATTTGGCTTTTTTGTTAGATTTGTATTTTGATTTATAATATACATTCCACCTAAGGCAACTAACGGTATTGCTAATTCCATATTATATATTATTATAGATTTAAAAAAAATATATAATTCCACTTTTTAAAAATTAAATTTTTTTACAATCGCTTTTGCAAGTATTTTGCCCAGCAATATTGTTTTGTGCTTTATAATTGTTATTATATACATTTGCAGGAACCGTATAAAATTGGTCGTTTTGTGGAATACAATCAAATTCTCTTACAAAACTATCTTTTTCTAAAATTCTGGTGCTTTTGAAATTTGAAAAAGGTATTTCAGTATTTGCTTGTGGATTATTTGGTAGGATGTATGCATGGTTTTGTTGTAAATCTTTGGCAGTCCATGCTGGCATAATGGCTCTGCTTTGTTCTGTTGTTAAAAATGTATCACAAATAGGATAATCAATTGGTGAAGCATGAACCGTTTGTCGTTTGTATTTATCATTATTTATGCAATCTCTGTTTAATTGTCTATCTATTCCTAAAAGGGAACTCTGAATATCAATGGATTTTGTCCATAAATTGCCGCCCCATTTTTGTGGAATGATATGAGGGTCTAAAGCAAAACATGGTTTCTCTCCATAACCCGGCGTATCTAAAAACCATCGTTGCTGGTCGGTTTGTTGTTGAAGTTGTATTGCAATTCTTGCTGGATCATCATGAAATCTGGTAAAAGCCATATTATATATACAATTAGAAAAAGTTATAATGTATACTAATATTTAAGAAAATGATGCAAGGGTATAACCAATAACATACCAAACATTAGAACTGTTATTCCAAATCAACTCTATTGAATGACCTTTTGTTGATAGTAAAATATAATTAGTGTAAGTTGTTCCATTCCAAACAACCGGATTATTTAATGTGATAGTAATAGCATCGCTGGTATTGTAGTAATAAACCAACCAAGGATTTAAAGATACATTAGGAATAAACCAATCTTGACCTGAACCAAATTGATTATATAATACAAAATTCCAACTACCGCTTGGTGATGCACCTAAATTAGTGCTGTCTTTCCAAACTTCTTGATTACTTACCGTATAAATGTGATTTGCGTTTGGACTATTATAAATCTGTTTAACTGGATAATTGGGGAAGAAATCCCAGTTGGTAATATTATAACCTGCTCCATTCCAATCAAATTTTAATGCGTAAGGTGTATATCCAAAACCT